GCTGGATCGTAGAAGAAGGGTTCTCAACCAATCTTTAAGGGAAGATTGGCGAGCTCCTTCTCCTACATAAACCCAGCTCTAACCCGACATAGCACTCTATTTCTAGAATGCATGATCGGGCACCCACCGGAATCGAATCCTCGATTTCGGCCTCTGCGCAACGCCACCCTTCCAAGGAAGGTAGGGGGACGGGTCTTCAGTAAAGTACTGAAGAAGCGCAGAGTCGTTACTGATCGGCGTTTTCTTTACATGTGCAGTATGCACAGGTACTAGGAACTCGATCCGATGTAAATCTTTGTTCCACCGAGACTTGCATCTCGGTAGGCCAGGATCTACGAAGGTCTCTCGACCAGTAACCCCTGAGCCGATTTTTACCAAAGGAAATGGATATTTCCCAGGTATGGTCGACGCCAGTAAATTGGAAGTATTCAACAACAACCGTCCATGGAAGTTGTTGGACACCGACAAAGTGCTGGCTACTGACTCAGGATCGTCACTCGTTGGCGCTTTCCAATAAGCGGGGGTAACATTTACCCCTTTGAAGGAATCAACACCACAAGACTCGCGGAACAACCCGTTCCAATAAGACTTGTTAGCGTTGACCTTGAAATCTAGGATTTCAAGGGCGTCAAAGAGTAACTCCCGACTGTCAACGGGGATGATAATATCATCACCGAAGACGGCCACTTCCTTTTCGAGTTTCTTGATTGCACCTGCGGTCACGGGAAGCCTCCGCTCTGATAGAACGGCAGCTATCGTGATCATCAGGAACACCAATGACTCTACTGGGAAAGTGCAGGCACTCCCCATCGTGCTGAACTTCTTCAGCTCAAGTATGGCGGGCAAATGTTTCGCCCTAACCTGCTTGATGTGACGGGTTCGCGACGCTCGCAGGGCTAACACAAGGGGTAAGTTTCCCCGAAATGCAAGTCCTACGACGTGACAGGTGACTCGATCGCTCGCCGACGATAAATCGACGGTAGCTAATGAGCCATCTCCAGACCCACGAGTACAAAGCTCCTGGTTCAAAGTTTGGTCCGAAAATTGGACAAACCTCTGAATCCACGAACTGTAAGTACGCGTGTGAAAGTAATGCCAAATATTCTGTTGGCAAAACTGACTTGAAGCGGGTTCCGCAGCTATTAGCCGCGGCCCACTAAAGGTCTTTGGAACATCGATTAGTCTAGAAGGTGCCTCCAACGAAGCACAACCAGACTTTTCAATGTTGTCTGCCCAACTAGCATAATTGTGGAAACCACAATCTGCTATAGGGAACGCAGTCTCCAACCGGTCTGACCAGGTCAACCAATCATATTTGTTGACAGGGCCAGTGGTCTCAGAGACAGCACCTGGACCGTGCCTGAAGCGCCAGTCTTGGAACTGATAAGGTCCCAATGTTGACGTGAGGATGTTAGACACTTTGTCTAACGTTCTCAAAAAGACCGACAGACGCTTCCTTTCGGATTCGTCTAGTGCGGCGAGTCGAGATAAATAGAGGGGCGAATCCGAAAAACTCGGATGAGCTTCCTCCATCTCTCTATCGCTAACACTGACTGCAGCCCAAACGTTATCAACGTCCGGTAAGCAGTCGTCAACGGCGAAAAAGGCAGAAATCTCTTTCTGAACTTTTTCATCGTCGCAACTTAGGGCAGCTTTCTTGGCAGTATAGAGTAACTGCCGGAGAAAGAAAACAGCTTCTAAGTCGCAGTCCTCCCTCAGGAGGCCAGACTTCTCAAAAATGAGTAGGTAGAGTCCCCGAAATAGTTTCGGGATCACTACCCTCTTTGACACCCTCTTTGTTAGAGGGAGGCCAGAGAGTATGTACTCACCGTTGGAAAGGCACCTATCTAGGTGTTTTCCAACTCGCGGGAGGTCCACAACAAAAAGGTGGATACCCCTCTCGTTCGAGAGTCTGAGGAGGCGAGCGAGATCTTTCTCGAAATCGTCTCCAAGCGTCGGGTAGCGATACACAGCATCCTTCATTATTGCTGTGTAAAGCTGCTGCAATTCCGAAACATGGCTTTTAGACATAGCGTAGCCTTTCAACAAGGTTTGCGCGAATGTCCCATGCATGTCAAGGAACCACACAGTGGTTTAGGGTCGAAGACAGCAACGTAGATACAGTCGATAGACCGTAACTACGGACTGTTCGACGGACTTTTTCGGTCGCTCTAAGAGCCACAGAAGAATCCCGAAGAACGTTTTAAGCCGTCAAGATTCCCAATCCAGAAGTTTACCGAGATTAACGTTAGAGGTGTCAATTGCCCAGTCGGCAATCGCATCGCTATCGACGACGTCGACGTCATTCAGCACTCGCTGCATGACGAAGTAGTCTAATCGGTAATACTGGGGAACAGTTTCCGTCGCATAGACCGTCACTCTTAACTCAAAGTTGTGACGTTCCATGGCCGGCCAGTCAGTAGTCGCCTTCACTTTCGTGTGGCGAATCTTGACCCTGGTCTCCAGTAACGTGTCCTTCAACAAATACTCAGAAGAGTAGTTGTCCTGGTTGATTAGATTGAGTACTTTAGCCCCAATCGTCAACGTAGTTCCAAACGACATAGGAATTCTCCTTAAGGTTACGCCAATCCCCAGAAAAAGTGACTACAAGTCACTTCTTCCTTCTGAGGACGGCGAGCGCCCCAAGGATCGACCATTTGCCCTTATCTAAAAAGGGCAGGTCTGTTGTCACCGAAAAAGGAAGGAGTGTTGTGATATTTGCATATCTAAACAACTCCGTCTGTTTCTCAACGTACTCACCCGAATGGGTGATCCACGATGAGCCGCCTGTCAATGAGTGCCACTTACTTTCGGAAGTGAGCGTTCTCATCAGGCACATTCTGGAGTGGGTTAGCGGAAGGGTATTGTTGTTAGCGGAGATAGTATCTCCGATCCCAACAAACCAATCCACTAACCACGACCACGGGAGAAGTTCCCAGGCCGTGGCAAGAGCTTCCCATTTTGTAATCCCAAAGGTAAGACGGTTGGCCAAATCGGCCATGCCGTCCGCTGTCTTGGGGAGAACAAAGGCCGGATCAATATTCCATTGAACCGTCCCCCACAGTTTTTCTGTGTAGAGGGCATCTCTTTTGCCGTAATACCATCCTGGAGACGATTCTATAAGAGTATAGGTCGTCTTAGGGATATGTATCGCGGAGTCGCCTAGTCCAGTCCTTTTTCTGATAAACCCCTCATTCTGCAACCGTTTTAATTCATGAAGGCGGATATCAACCGCCCTCTGGAAGTCAAACAGTCGCTGAATGTCTCTCAACATAGGCTTGATGGCCCAGCGCCAGGATATATATCCTTTTGCTACCTTCTTAAGAAGGTCACCACCCCAGTCTTTGAAGAGAGAAGGTAAATCCTTCAGTTCACCAATCGCAGTCGGGACGCTAACATGCGGCAACGACGGATTGGTCTCTGCGAGGATTTCCCAAGCATAGTTCTGCTTTTCCAACAAGGTTGGAGGCGGGAACTTGCTGCCGGGAGGAAACGGGCCGGGAAGATAACCTACTGGACACTTACGATAGCCACGAAATGGCGTCGGTTCGTCTCCAGAGTACTCTTCTCCGTCCAGTAACAGCGGTGACGTGTAAATAAACGTCAAGTGAAAGTCGTTGGGATTTGGAAAATTCCCAATAACATCACGGTTCCGCTTCCAATGTCGCATCAGCTTTGTTCGGTCTTCCCAGTCGGGAGAAATGAGATAATTGAGCACTTGCCCAGTAACCTCATAATCCTGATTGAGGGTACGATCGCGCGAAGTTGACATTGGACTACTCCTATGGGTTAACAACAGAGGGAGACAAAAGTCTAACGAGAAAGCCTCGCCGGCGGCGCCCAACAAGGGCG